TGAATCAGCTGGCGTAATTACTTACACACCAGCAGTCTAATGGAATGGGGCGGTAAACGCCCCGGACCTATAAAGGGGGATTATGACTAACAAGATTAAGAACGAGACTACGCTAAAATTCGAGGGCGAAGAGCTAACGCTACGCCCAACTTTCGCGTGTCTGGTTGCTATAGAGACGAGGACCGGTAAGTCTCTAGTGCATTTAGTTGAGGAATTTGCACAGCAACGAGGCACCCTTACAGACCTGCTTGTCGTTATCGAAGAAGCGACAGCAGCAACAGGTAACAAAGTACCTAAAGAGAAGATTATAGAGCTACTTGAAAACGAAGGAGTGTTATCCGTGCAACTGGGCTTGGGTAACTTTTTCGGCAAAGCACTATACGGCGGCACGCTAATGCCAGATGAGGACGAAGTTACGAAAAAAAAGAACCAGAACTCCCGAAAGAAATCAACTGGGATGAGTTCTACGGCGCCGCAGTAGGAATTCTTAGGATTGCGCCCAGTGAATTTTGGGCAATGACATTTAGAGAGTTCTACGCCGCAATGCTAATGAAGCATCCGCCGGAAAAACGGGAGAAGCAAGTTCCGCGGTACAAGAAACCGTTCTTCGATGAGGAAGAGCAGCAAATTATAGACGAAATGCTGCAACGCAACGCAGAGAGAAGAAAAGAACAAAATGGCTAAACAAAACATCGGAGACTTACATGCCAGAATAACGGCAGACAGCAAAGGCTTCAATCGCGAGATGGGGAGAGCGCGTCGCTCGTCTCAGAACTTTAGCCAGAAAGCAAGCGACGATTTCAAAAGAGTTGGCAGAGGCATTGCATCAGTAAAGGGTGCAATAGGTGGATTGCTTGCTGTATTTGCTTCACGGCAATTACTACGCGGCATCGGTCTAGCTATTGAAGGGTTAGACGACATTGCAAAAACGGCGAGAGTAGTCGGTATTAGCGCCCAATCATTGCAAGAACTTCGATTTGCAGCAGAGCAAACAGGTATTGAGACAAGAGGATTAGACGACTCAATAAGGCGACTAACAAGGCGTGCAGGTGAACTTGCAAACTCAGGCGCAGGACCAGCAGCTAAAGCATTTAAACAATTGAAAATTGATGTCCGCGATGCAAACGGAGACATAAAAAGCACCGACCAACTATGGAATGAGATTGTTGAATCAATGGGCGATGTCGAAACGACAGCACAGCGATCAGCACTTGCAGCACAGTTATTCGGCGACGACTTCGGTCCTAAGTTAGTACCACTATTAGAAATGGGAAGGCAAGGAATTGAAGATTTGCGTGAAGAAGCACGTGATCTAGGTATTGTCTTTGACGAAGAGATTCTAGCAAAAGCAGAAAAAGCAAGCGACGAACTAAACATCTTGCGCCGCACAATGGCAGCAAAGTTCACTATCGTAGTAGCCGACAATTTAGACAACATTCGGACTGTCATAGAAGAACTAATAAGTCTCACTGAAATGGTAGGAGGTCTAATTACAAACCAGCGCCTAGCTAAAGGCGATTTCAGTGGATTTAGGTCAACAGAACAAATCGACAGGTATTTCGATGAAGTCGAAGAAGAGATGCGCAAGAAGATTATCGGCTTCAGCGTTGAAGACTTTTTAGAACGACCACAAGCATACGGCGGAACAATCCCAACTATAATTGGCGGCAGAGCAGAAATGCTCGAACAGCTACAAGGGCTAATGACACGCCGTGGTGAATTAGAAGTCGAAGAAAGAATGGCAGCTCGCGGACTAGATCCAGAGGGCAACGAATTAGAAGGTGGTCCTACCGGTCCACGTGCAGAAGTTGATACGTCAACTGGTACTGGCACCGGAACTGGAACTGGGGATAGACCATTAGACGAGAAAGAAAGATTAGCAGCCGAAAAAGCAGCTGAAGCAGAAGCAAAGCGGCTGGATACATTGCGCAAGAAGTTTGAAGCAATGGCTGATCCTGTTGCTGTATTTAGGCAAGAACTTACAGATCTCGACGAAGCATACGCTAAAGGCGAAATTACAAACGAAGTATACCAAAAAGCATGGCAAGACATTCAAGCAAGAATGTCAACAGCTACAGAAACGACTGATGAGTATGCACAGGCTATAAACGACTGGGCAGATGCAGTCCTTGAATCAATGAATCCGTATGCTGAAATAGAACAACAAGAAGCAATGCTAAATGCCGCCAAAGAAGCAGGCATACTTACCACAGAAGAACAAATACGCATCGAAAAAGACTTAGCAGAACAACGACAAGAGATTGCCGACCAGCTCAGCGGCAATAACGAAAGCATTGAGAGAATGAATAGCCTATTAAAAGACACAGGCATGGCATTTGCTTCAGCTTTCGAGCAAGCAATTATTGACGGTAAAAATCTCGGTGGTGTGCTTCAAGGGTTGTCTCAAGACTTGCTGCGCCTAGCATTACGCGCAATGGTATTAGAACCGATGGTTTCTGGATTCTCAAATTTTGCAGGTAGTTTCTTCGGTGGAAGCGGCGCAACTCCAACGACCCCAACACCGTCATTCCCAACTGGACCAACAGGATTAGCAGGCGGCGGACAGTTACAAGCAAACACGCTCACGTGGGTTGGCGAACGAGGTCCAGAATTGATTGCATCTAACAGTCCGTCACGAGTAATCAATAATCACCAAGCTAGAAGAATGTCCGGCGAGCAAGAAATAAAAGTAGAGATTGTCAACAGAGGCACGCCAGTTGAAGCAGTTGGTAGTAGAGCAAGCACGTCTCCAGATGGCTTAGTAGTTAGCGTTATTACAGACGACATGCGACGTGGCGGTCCAATTTCACAAGGGTTATCGAACCTTTATGGACTACAAAGGAGGCGGTAATGGCTAACATTGATTTCTACACCGGAGGTAAGCTGATGACAGGGCAGTTATCAGAAACGCATCCGTCTATGCTATTGCGAACAACAATGGAAAACGGCATAGAGAAACAAACAAGGCGGACAACAGTAAAACGCACGTTGCGCGACGTTGCTTATCTATTTACAGCAGCCGAGTATGAAGCTTTTAAGACTTGGTTTGACGAAACAGCTAAACACGGTGTGCTGTTCTTCAATTGGGTTGACCCAATTGATAACGTAACAAAAGACGCGCGAATTATAAATGGCGAATACTCAACAACACCAGTAACAGCACACCTAACTGGCTATTATGTCAGTTTTCAAATTGAAACATACGGCTAAAGCGTAAGGGGAATTTATGGCAAAACCGTACAGTCAAGCTTGGCACCAAACAGTAAATGCAGTCGCAGGAGAAGAGTTTCCTCTTATCTTATTAGAGATTACGCATGACGATCTTGTTACGCCAATTCGAATCGTAAACGACAGACAAGAGCTAACGCACAACGGAACGCTGTTCCAAGGCTTCCCGTTTTTGCTTGCATTACCAGAAGATCCAGAGTCTGGTTTGCCTGAAGCAACATTACAGATTGATAACGTAGGTAGAGAACTAGTGGACTGGTTAGAAATAGCTGACTGGAACAAGCCTGTCTACGCAAGAATTATACAAGTAATGAGAAGCGCACCTGACACAGCAGAATGGGAAATAACCACAAACCTACGCAACATTTCAATGGATTCTCGTGTAGTAACTGCAACACTCGGATTTGAGAACTTATTAGGTCTACCAGGCGTATCGATGGTCTATAACCCAATTACGGCAGTTGGGCTGTTTTAACAATGGTCGACTGGGCAGACAAGTATGTCGGTATGCCTTATGAAGATGGTGTGTTTGATTGCACACATTTAGTAGGGCTTGTACAACAACAAGAGTTTGATAGGCAGATCCCCCTGCCAACAGACCGCAGTAATACAACCTTCGGATTGTCTGCTCAGATCGACCTCCATAAAGAAAACTATTTCAAGCCATTAGAGGAAGCTGATGCAATAGACGGTGATGTCATTATTATGCGCTGCAAAGGACGCTTAAATCACATCGGTATCTTTTTTAGAAAAGGCGAAACGAAGTATGTCCTGCACAACATAAAGAACATTGGTGCAGTAGTCATTCATAAAATTAGAGATTTAGAACGATACAACATTGATTTAGAGGGTTATTACAGATTTAGACCTATCACAGAGATAGAAGCAAAGATTCAAGATAAATAATAACATGCGAGCAACCACAACTTATTCACCACACCCGATTCTACCGGCGCAGGACCGTCAAACTTTCAACATTGAGCTTGAAGGCAGAACCTTACAAGCGTTATTAGATGCGTTGCCGATTGAAGAAACGCAGCGGTTAGACGTACACGCTTATGTCAATGACAAGATTGTGCCGCGCGAGCAATGGCATACATTCGAGCTAACACAAAATGATGTCGTTACACTAAAGCAAAGATTACACGGAGGCGACAATTCAAATCCTTTGCAAATTATTGCGACACTCGCACTTATCTATTTCACAGCAGGCATCGGAAGCGGATTTGCTGCTGGATGGACAGCAGGACAAGTTGCTGTCACACAGGCAGTTATTCTCGTTACAGGTACGCTCTTAATCAATGCGCTTTTTCCACCAAGCTTACCAAGTGTTGAGGAAAACGACGAAAACAACTTCTCTATTACAGGCGGAAGAAACAGAGCAAGACCTTATCAACCGTTGCCATTAGTAGTTGGTACACACAAGGTACACCCTGATTTAGGAGCACAACCTTATACGACGCAACGTTATCCAGACGTCTATCTACACCAAGTATTCAATTTCGGATTCGGTAACTTAGACATTACTGATCTAAAAATTGGCGATACTCCTATTAACAACCACCAAGACGTAGAGTGGGAATTTAGTGACGCAAATGGCGACATTGATTTATTCCCAACAAATGTCGATAGCATTTCTGGCGGTCTTATTGAGTATGACGACGGATGGACAACGCGCACAACTTCAGTAGATACAACACAAATTACAGTCGAGTTAGCTGGTGTTCTAGTCAAAACTGACACCGAAGGAAAGCATCGCGAAGAACTATGGTATTACCAGCTTCAATACCGAGAAGTAGGTTCACCAAATTGGATTGGGTGGGAAACAGCAACATGGCTACAAGACGAAAGGAAGTACAACGTCCGTACACAAGAAATGGATGGACAACTTAAGTACACAGACGTCGATTTTGCAGCAGGCGAATCTATTATTGTCCACACAGGCACAGCACCAGTTCGCAGGTCATTTAATAAAAAAGTACCAAGAGGTCAATACGAAGTAAGATTGAGACAGTCTCGTCCGCTGCCGAAGCTAAAGAACTGGTCGAGAGTAAATGAAATACAGTGGACGCAAATGCGCTCCTATCAGCCTGACACAAGTGATTACACTAATCAAACAAGATTAGCTGTAGAAGTTCGCGCTAGCGGACAATTTAATGGCGCGTTAGACACAGTAAACGCAATAGTTTCAGCGCGTATTCCTGTTTGGAATGGAAGTGCGTGGGTAGAAGCAGCGTCAAGTAACCCAGCCTACATCTTTCTATACCTCGCACGCGGACAAGCTGATGCAAACGGAAAACGTCTATGGGGCGGTAACTTACCAGATAGCAGACTAGACATAGAAGGCATAAAGGAATGGGCTGCATGGTGCGATTTACACAATTTAGAGTGCAACTTTGTTTTTGATAGAAAGTACACCGTTGCACAAATGCTCGAACTAATAGCAAGGACTGGGCGAGCAACACCAACATGGCAAAAGGGCGTATTAGGCGCAGTATTTGACGAAGAAGACTTGCCGATTACTCAGGTATTCGGTATGAGCAACATAGTGGCTGATAGCTTTGGCGTTCAATACTTAACAGAAAATCTTGCCGACGAAATTATTGTCAAGTTCGTAAACAAAGACATTGATTATCAGCCTGACGAAGTTAGCGTAGCTGTTCCTAACGTATTACAACCAGCCAGCCCAGCAACAGTTGAAATTGCAGGCATAACAAATCCGACACAAGCCGGTAGAGAAGCAAATCTTATTGCAGCAAGACAATTTTATCATCGCAGAAGAGTTACTTTTGAAACTGACATCGAAGGACTAGTTTGCGGACGTGGTGACGTTATTAGTCTCTCACACGATCTTACAAGCTGGGGAGCAAGCGGACGTCTAGTGTCAGCTACTACAACTGACATCACGTTAGATCGTGAAGTAGTAATGCAGCCAGCTACACAATACTGGATTGGTATTAGGTATCCAGATAATAGCTTTATTGTTCGCGAAGTAAACAACCCAGCAACAGTAGAAGAAGTAACAACAAACACAGTCACCTTAACTACGCCATTGCCAGCAGCACCTAATGATGACATTCAAAATCTACCTATTGATTACATTTACACGTTTGACCCGAAGTCTACTCCTGGCAAAAAGCTAAAAGTAGTAAACGTATCTCCGTCAAGTGAGAACAGGGTCGTCATTGCAGCTATTGATGAAGTTCCTGAATACTATGACGCAGAAGATGGTACCTTTACTTACTCGCCGCCTCCGCGTTATAACCAGACAAATTCAGAAGTTACTAACATTCAAGTAACAGAAGATTATTTAGGCAAAGAACAGCCTTTACGCATTACTTTAACGTGGGACTTGGTACAAGCCTTCGGTGCTCGTATTCGTATGCGCCGAAACAACGACACATGGCTAACACTTACCGAAACAACAGGCTCGACATTCCTTTATGATTTAGAGGACTGGCAAGCTGGCGACCTATTGGAGTTTGAGTTCACTCCGATGGCTACTGTTACAGTACGCGAGTCGGTAACTATTACCGCTATAACTTACATCGTAAAAGGCGAAGGCGGAGTTCGAAATGACGTTGACGTTCCGTCACCGAACGGGCTTGAATTATTCGGACAAGCAAACAACGCAACATTTACAGGACGCGATGCTAAATTTACATGGAGGCGCGTAGCAAGTAACCCAGTCGAGTTTGGTAATGAGCAATTCGGTGCAGAAGAAGCAACAGTTGATGACATTTTCCTCGATTACGAAGTTCGTATTCTAAATGCAAACGGAACGCTACGTCGAATCGAACATACTGCAATTGAAGAATACATCTATAGCTTTGAGAAGAACTCCGAAGATGGTAATGGTATACCGACACGGCAATTTACAGTTCTTGTCTTTATAAGAACAACAACAAATCAAATAAGTACAAGACCTGCGGCACTTACAGTTAGCAATCCTGCGCCAACTGCGCCAGTCGGAGTAGAACTGCGCAACATTGCAGAAACGCTTAACATCAACATTGACACGCCTCAGGATTTAGACTTTGTTGGCACAGTAGTTCACGCAAGTGCAGTATCTGGCTTTACACCAAGCGAAGCTAATCGAATCTACAAAGGACCTGGCACCGCAGCATCTATTATCACAGCTTATTCAGTAGATGACGTTATCTACTTCCGTGTAGCGGGTTATGACGGGTTCGACGATACAAGCTTAAACTACACAAGCGAAATTGCTTACACGTTTGCAGGGACAACAATCGAAGAGATTGCTGCTGGTGCAATTAATGATACAGCACAGTTCGCACAAAGCATTCGCCCAATTGAAGTAGTCAATAGTCTACCGGGAACAGGCAACTTTGATGGTCGCATGGTATTCCTCACAACAGACGGAAAAGTATACCGTTATTTTTCAGGTGCATGGACTACAGCAGTCGCAACAGCAGACTTAGATGGAACAATTGACTTAAATTCGCAAATCAGCGGCACACTTACTGAGACGTTTGCAGATGCTGGACTTATAAATGAAAACATTACTATTAATGCAGACGGAACTTTATCCGGTGCTGGTGCTGGCGATCCTATAGAGCTAAATCAATTATCTGGGCAGATTGCAGCAGGTCAAATAGCAGCGAACGCAGTTGTAGCAGGAAAGATTGATTCGTTAGCTGTTACAGCAGGCACTATTGCTGCTGGTGCAGTTACAACAAGCACAATGACAGCAAACAGTATCGACGGTGATCGCATCACGACCAACACATTAGATGCTGACAAAATAACAGCTAATAGTATTACTGCTGGTCAGATTCAAGCTGGCGCAATTGGTACAGAAGAACTTGCGGCACAATCGGTAGTAGCAAGCAAGATAGCTATTGGTGACTTCAGAGGAATTGTTCCTAACAGTAACTTTATTGACGGTAGCGATGCTAACTGGGACTTTCTAGGCAACGAAGCATTTGCTTCCGTAGTACCACGCCCAACAAGCCCGGCGTCGGGGGCGCCAACAAGCCACGTATTAGAACTATTGCCTGGCGACAATTACGTTATTCAAGTAGACGCGCCTTATTATGAAGCAAAAGAAGGCGACCAATTCCGCATTACTTGGACAGGCAGAAGAAGCGCAGGAACCCATGCTGTTGACGGAACGCGAATTATAGTTCTTTGGGAAATGCCCGGCGGCACACTTAACGAAACTATTGATTACGACCCAAGTGAAGTTGAATGGGAAGAAAACGTAGCAATAGTCACGGCGCCGCCGACGACAATAGGTGTGAAACTATGGATTACGCGCTTCGGGCTAAATGAAACAGCAACGGTTTGGCTAACGCAAATACAAGGCAGGAAGATGGATGCGGGTGAGCTAATTGTTGATGGTTCTATCACAGCAAACCAGATTAACACAAACTTCCTCGGTGCATTTGAGATTACATCAAACACAATCCGAAATAGGGCACCTGGTACTGGCACAACGCCACTACTGACAATTACCAACAGCAGTTCACCGCTTACTATCTTTGACATAGACGGCACGACACCGCTATTGACAACAGCGGTAGGTGGCAGTCAAGCAGAACTAGTAATTGACGGTAATCTCAGCGGTACTTTTACAGGATCGTTAGGTACAGGTATTGCAACAAACACAGCATTCCTTAGCACAAGTGGATTATCCGACTTGCGCGATAGGTTGGGACTTGCGCAACCGACAGGTGGCACAGAGGAACGCGGCGGTACAATCGACAGAGACCCAGTTCCAGTTCTAATTTCAAGTACAGGTACTTCTACAGTACAAGCGAACAATCCTACAAACAGCTTTAAAACTGCGCAAAACACAGTAACATTAAGCACACGACTAACTGATACTGAATTCGTTTGGAATCAAAGCAGTTCAACTAATTATAGTGCTCCGACTTGGACCATCAAGTTCCAGTACAGCACAGATAACTCAAATTGGGTAGATGTCCCAGGCAGTTCACAAAGCTATACAGGAACAGCACAAAACGAGAACGAAGACACAATACCAGTAACCTATTGGGGACAATTTAACTTTGACGTAGCACACGAAGTTACGTGGACGCCGACAATAGCAGCTGGTACAGACATGTATTGGAGAGTTTCAGCAACAAAAGGCGGAGGCTCAGTAAATGCGCCGAAGGTACGCTCTCTTATCGTGTCGGAACCGCTAAGTGGAGCAAACGTAATTGGTGCTCACACCCATGACGCAAGCGACATAGTAAGTGGAGTTTTAGATACAGCGCGTCTAGGCACAGGTACAGCAGACGCAACAACATTCCTCCGAGGTGACGGTACTTGGTCTGTTACAAGTGGTGGCAGCTCAGACGTCGGAATTAGCAACAGAACGACAACAGGAACACACAATCTAACATCAGCAAACAGTAACTCAGTATTCAACTATACCGGCAGCGGTGCATTGACGCTAAATCTAATAGATTCTCAGTTCAATCCAGGTACTCACTTACAAGTACACAACAACGGTACTGGGGCTATTACTATTGCTAAAAGCACAGGCGTTACCAATCTTTATTGGCTACGCGGCAATGGATCAGCTCCGTCTAATACTAATAGGAGCCTTGTAAGAAGCGGAGTAGCAACTATTGTGAAGATTGCAAATGGAACATGGCACATCTTCGGAGCAGGATTAAGCTAATGAGCGGAATACTTTGGGGCGGCGCAATGCTAATAGAGGAAGTTGGCGAAGTACAAATAAGCGGAGGCACAGCAGCACACTTCGTATTTACTTTTCAGGGTATTGATGCATTTGCTGGCTGGCAATTTAGCTCTAGCGGTCAGCTCAATAGAAGGGAAGGTTCGCAAAGTATCGCAGTTTTACAGGAATGGTGGACTAACAACCCAGAAAGTGCTGTCGGTGCAGACTATGAAATTCGTGCAATTCAAGTAAGCGGTACAACTCCGACAGGACCGACATTAGCAGTTTGGCATAACCTCGCTGTTGCACGTCAGTGGTCACTAACACGATCAACTATTGGCACTTCTACATGCTCTTTAAGCATTTCGATTAGAGACGTCGCCACGCAAACAATTCAAGACACAGCAACTTATAACATAAGCGCAATAAAAGAAAACTAAAGGAGAAATACTATGGAAACATTTATCACAATCGCAGTTCTAGCAGCAATCGCAGTCGCAATTGCATTTTACATCAGAAAAAAGAAAGCAGGCAAAGGCAGCACACCAGCACCTAAACCGCCAGTAGAGACTAAAACTGCAAAAAAGACAGCTAAAAAGCAGCAATAGCACATTTTTAGATAAATACGAGACGAGGAGAAAGTAATGTCGCAATACACAGTAGGGTCAGTTTCAGTCACAAACGGGAGTCAGATAGTAACAGGAGCTGGGACGCTCTGGTTAGCAAATGTCACAGCAGGCGACTTATTCACTATTCAAGATTCAGGCGTAACTTACCAAGTCGGAGCAGTAAATTCTGACACAGAACTTGCACTATCTGCGAACTATGCTGGCGTAACTGACACTAACCTCGGCTATGTCGTTGCGCGTGATTTCACGCCAACACACAACATACCGCTTATCAATAGAGGCGACATCGAAACAGCAACTATTTTTAGCAGAGCTATGCAAATTATTGATGGGCTTCTATAACAGGACAGGACAATGGCAGAACAGTTCAATTTAACAGTAAACGCAGGATCAACTACGGAAATAGAGTTCATACACAAAACTGATCCTGCTACGCCTAAGGACTTAACGGCGTGGACTGCACGGATGCAAGTACGCCCGGCGTACAATGCGCCATCAACACTTATGTCTTTTGACAGCGACGGTAATGGGCTAGTTATCGACGGACCACAAGGAAAAGTGACACTTACAATTAGCCCATCAGACACAAACGGTATTCCTGCACCAGCAGCAGGCAGAGTTCTCTATTATGACCTCGAAATCCTAAACGGAGTCGGAGTCGTCTATAGAACATTCGAAGGTGAGCTTCTCCTTCGTCCACAAATAACCATTACAGAGTGAGGAAACTAAACAATGGCTAGCATTACAAAATACAACAAATGGTTACAGAACCAGATCAACGGAACTGCACCAATTGATTGGGATACAGATACAATCAAGGTAGCACTACTTACAAGCGCATACACCCCAGACGCAGCAACACACGACTTCTTCGACGATGTATCGGCTAACGAAGTTACAGGCGACGGTTATACAGCAGGCGGCGCAACTATTGCAAACATTGCCGTAGTCGAAGTAGCCGGTGTAACAACTGTAAACGGAGACGACGTTACTTTCTTACAGGAAGCACTCGGTTTTACTGATGCACGTTATGCCGTTATCTACAAGGATAGTGGCGTAGCAGCAACAAGCCCGTTAATGGGATACATCGACTTCTTGTCTGATAAGGGTAATGTCGCAGGTGATCTAACTATTCAGTGGAACGTAAACGGTATCTTTACAGCAGAATAAAGGAGTAGCCCGTGGCAATTATAACACGAACGGGAAAAGGTGCTCCTCTCACTTATGGTGAGTTAGACGGTAACTGGAATGACTTAGATGCGCGAACAGCGGAAGGATGGCGTGATTTAGTTGCGCCTATCTCCGCAGCAGGCGCGCCGCCTTCAAGTGCAGCAACAGCTACAAACTTCGGTCCAGCAGCTACGCCTCAGCGTAGACAGTTTGCTTTTGGCATCGATGATTACATGTTCATTGAGCCGTTTCACATTGATCACGACATCAAACCTAATGGTCTTGCTTATCTACACGTTCACTGGAGTACAAGTGGCACAGACACCGGCAATGTTCGCTGGGAATTTAACGTGCAACGAGCATTAGGGCATAACCAAGCAAACTTTGCTGCGCCAATACAGAAGTATGTTGAGCAAGCAGCAGCAGGAACAGCGTGGAGACACATGATTGCGGAGGTCGATGTTGCCGACGCAATGACACTTACAGAACCAGACGAATTAATTCTCGTTACTTTGCGGAGGGTAGAGCCACTTACCGGCACAAACAGCGACACAGTCTTTGGACTAATGGTTGACTTGCATTATGAAGTTGACCGATTCGCTACGCCGAACAAATCACCTAACTTCTATGCGTAGGTGATTAGATGGGTTATGTCGAGAGTGGTTATTGGTTAGATGGTTATGACGCGACGGAGATTATCTCCGTCGATACCTGCTCACTCACCACAGAGACCTATTGGTTAGACATCTACAATACTGCCGATAAGACTTATACAACCTATGTCGATGCGTATGCGGGCAGCAGTACGGCAGACTGGGAGAACACCGCTGCGGTGGTCGGCGCACCAGATTTCAGCGTTGCTTATGCTGAGAACTTCAATGGTCTAACTTCGATAATCGTTAGATTCCCAGGGATTACAACCACCGGCGGAATCGCCGTTATACCTTATGAGGCTACTGTCACTTATAGAGCTAGGGGAGTCCCGCAACCATCAGGTATAACCTACGGCGTAGGAGCAAACTTGTCTAATCTAGGCATGTTCTCGGACCATAAAGGACCGGGGACAAATCTAACTAGCATACTTGCAGACTATGAGGTCACTTGGACGAATGATGACTTCGGTGCACCGTCCTCTAGAGGCGACTTATCCGCTGTCGTAAACAACAATGTCTTCTCACAGACACAATTCGCCCACAACGGAGAAGGAATAGTCGATAGTCGAGTTGAGTTTGATTCTGCACAACTGGAAGTCAAGTACCTTGAGTATTCAGGATTTGGTTCCGGTCTATACATTGTCGGTTCGGCATCAATAAACACTACAACACACGATGTCGTTGTCAACGCGAAAGAAGTAATCAGCGTTGACGCCGCAAGCGTTACCACAACCGCATTTGATGCTGGGGTCTTCGTCGGTTACATCTTCATAGACAGCATGGAAGTCAACGCAACAACCTTTGACGCAAGTGTAAAGGTAAATGCTTGGGTAAGACCGGACACAACAAGCGTCACAACACAAACTTATCCGATAAAGCTGATAGACATAGTCAAGCCGAATACCGCAGCGGTAACAGCAACAACATACCCAGTCAATGTCGCAGAGACCATTGAGGTAGATGCTGCTACAGCGCAAGTCACAACATACGATGCGAATGTCTCAGAGATAATCCGCGTTGATGCTACACAGGTAACAGCAACTACCTTTGATACTCTCGTTGCCGTTGTCGAGTTCATCGAAGTCGACACCCTTACCGTTGCCGTTACAACGCAAGAGGTTGAGATAGACTTCGATGTCACAGTTGATACCGCAAGCGTTACCGTAACTACCTATCCTGTCCTTATCCTTACACAGGTAATAGAGATAGAGAACACGCTACAGGTAACAACAACCACGTTCGATGTCACATTCAACGAGGAAGAAATTGTTTTTGCTGACACAGCACAAATTACAGCAGCAACAAATGACATCAATCTAAATGCAAGAGAAGGCATAGTAATTGATGCAGCAGCAGTTACAGTAACAGCATACGACCCAACTACTAACGCTATAGAAATAGTAGAAGTAGACACGCTTCAAGCGCAAGTAACTACTGAAGAAGCAGCATTAAACGCAAGCGTTATACCACAAATCGTACACTCTAGTTTTACAACAAATAACGCAAATGTCATTGAGCGCATAGTAATTGATACAGCAACAGTATCAACATCTACTTATGACGCTAACATAAACGTCTTTATAGCACCTGCAATAGCATCAGTTGCAATTACTACAGCGCCTGTCAACGTAATTGAGCGTATCGTTATTGATACAGCGTCAATAACAACGACAGCCTACGATGCAAACGTCAACGAAAACATTGTTGTCGGAACAGCAGTTACAACAGAAACATACAACGCAAACATTATCGAACGCATCGTAATTGATACAGCTACAGTTGCCGCAACAGCTAATAACGCAAACGTTATCGAACGCATTGTAATTGATACAGCGTCAATAGCAATAGAAACTTACAATACAAACGTAATTGAGCGCATTGTAATCGACGCAAAGCAAACGACGTTTGCTACACAAGATGCAATTATCAATGCACGAACATTTATTCAGCTAGCCACTGAGCAGTCTGTCTTGGTCGCAACATTAGACCCAACTTATCTATTCACAACTGACTTCCTCATTCTTGAAGCTTATCAATCTAATTGGCGAATAGATGACGGTGTTGCGATTCAAGACAGGCAATTTATAGGCACTGGCGAACTTTATACAACATACAGAAGCTTTGAAGAAGGTTCAAGCGATGCTGTAATAGGCGAATGCGAAGAAGCACCAGTACAGACAAGTGAGTGGATTCAAGAAGAACCACAAACAGCAGAATGGTTACAACCAGAACCACAAACAGCAGAATGGTTACAGCCGTATGAAGTCTTTATTGCACAATTTATTGAGATTGATACTGCATCTATCAACATTACAGCTAATGACCTACTAATTGATGACGTCAATGCTGTACTGGTTGATAACGTAGCAGCAGTTAGCACCGCAACGTATGACATCACGTTTGCAGAACAGAGTGAGATAATCGAAGTCGGTACATCGACTGCAATGATGGACTTGCTCGAAGTAAGCACAAAAGCAGACGAAGGCATTACTATTGACCTCGCTACAACAGCAGCGAACACGCTCGGCATCACGCTTAACGAGGAAGAAGTAATCGCTATTGATGCTGCGGCAATTCAAGCAATTACGCAAGCAATAGAGTTGATAGAGGGTTCGGCGGTGATTACACGACTTGGTCACACAACTGGAAGTGGTGATACATCTCAGTTCTCTATTCCTTGGACTGTGCCAGTAGGCGATAGCAGAATCGTATTAGCTATTGTCTGTTCAGCAAGGACTGGCGCTTTCGGTACACCAGCTAGCAGAATACCAAGACTAAACGGTGTAGACGGTACACTCCTCTATAGCAGTACACGCAGCGCCAGACACGAAGCATTTTACTGGTTAGAGTCGCAGATTCCGGCAGGGGCGACGAGCATCTTCTTCCCTACCACAACCTTCGGGCAGTACATTTGGAATGTCTGCGTTACTGCATACAGCAACATTGACCAAATAAACCCACTCCTCACAACAGAGGTTGGTACCTACTCTACGACAAGTGCTGGTGGATTCACTATTCAAGAGGCAAACGTACCGGGAGAATCGCTAATCATTCAATCTTACGGCGCTGTCGCCGGCGGTAGTTTTTCATTAGCAGGAACAACACCGAGAACTCGGTTCTATGCCCGCACCGTGTCTGGAGGCAGCTTCGGCTTAGGTCCGAATCTACACATCATA